GTAACTGGCAATGTTGTGTTGGTGTAGTAATTGACAATCTGATAGCTCTGATTGAGCGTTGCGCCAATGGCTGTTAGGCCGTAGCCTGCTAAAGTTGCTGCATTTGCAGCTGACGTACCCGCGCCAAAAGTTACAGTCGCCCAAGAACCTGATGTGGTGCTATTGTCAGTAAGATAAATGAAGTACGCAACGCCGGATGCAGCAGAAACAATCGTGCCTCCGCCATTGTTCTTAACTGTAAACGCCAGTGAGCCAACATTGCGAATCAGAATTGATTGGCCCGTTGATACTTGCGTTGCAGCCGGCAGCGTTAATGATAAGCCAGAATACGTTGTAGTAGTGACCTCAATAATGCTGCTGACAGGCGTAGTGTTATTGCCATTGATAGGCCAATCAAGTGTGGTGTCAGCTGTAAGGCTAAGATACTCGTAGCTAACATCTGAAGGCTGAATCGTTTGCCCAGTAAATGGGTTGGTGTATGTTGTCATGATTAAGAATCCTGAACTATGGCTTGACGATCGCCAATACGTAACGTGTCTTCAGTCTTCAAGGCAGCCAATGCAGCGTCAAACATTTGACCCCAAACTGCAAGTCGCGCGTCGTCTTTCAAAAATGGCGCAGTTTGCTTTAGCGTACCAAACAACATAACGTTAGGCGCATTCTGTGTTAGCCAGTTTGTCTGATTGGCAGACGACAGGGGAGTAAGACGCGTGTAGCAAAGCGTTTGAAAAGCAAAATTGCTTGAGGGAGTAGGCGCAATAAACCAATTATCGTAGTCGTAATCGGCGTAGTACAACGGCGTGCCAGTTGACGTGGCGTTAGGCCAGTACTGGCTTAAGTATTCTAATTTACGCAGCAAAATAGGTTGCTTTTCACCTGCTGTTGTAGTGAGTGTCATAGACACAGTCTTGCGCCATCTTGCAGGTTTTTGGATGACAGGGTTGCCGGACGTCATATTGCCATTGGCAACAACCATTTGACCCAACGTCTTAATGGTCTCTGCAATCTCAAACTCAGCCAACGCAATGGCCTGCGGTATGAATGCAACAACTGCTGCATCTTTACGCTCAAGATACTGCAAAACGCTACTACTGAGGCTATCATACGTTAAGACAAAAGACGGCGTTGTCATGTTGTAGCCTCGGATAAATTATGCGCAAGTCCGCGTAGCTATTGTATCAACGATTATGCCTGCGCCAGCATTGATTCTGCGGCGTCTTGGACATGGTCTACCCGAGCCAACCAGCCCTTTAGGAACTTTTGCTGGGACGGATTGTTGGTTGCAAGGCCGCTGTAAAAGCGTTGCTTCTGGTCGGCAAAGTTCTTCAGCAACACGGTGGGGTCGGTCTTGGCAACCCGGCCCAGAGTCCCAGAGCCAATGACGCCGTCATCAATGGCCCCCACAGCCCGCTGAAGGAACTTTGCGGCTCGGGAGACCCCCGCATTCACCGCAAAATCAAAGACGGCGTAATCGACGCCTGCGGGCAGGTCATCGCCCTTGACCTTGTCCCAGTACATTTGCTTGTAGAACGGCTTTACCGCATCCTTGGTCAGCGCTTTCATCTCTCCCGGTTGGATGGCGCGGCCAAGGTACGCGCCCCAAGCGCCGATAGTGACTCCGAGATTGGTCTCACCTCCGGCATCGTCTTTGTCCCAAACGTAGCCACCCTCGGACTGGATCACCCGGTCGAAGGACATATCGAAGTTGGCGTTCATTTAATCGCCTCCGCCTTGGCAAGCAGTTCGGTTTTTTCCTTGCTGCCCGCAGATGAGCCAAAGTAGAAGTTGACCACCTGTTCTGCTTTTGCAGACAAGTAGCCAATCAAAGTGCCTGCCAGTACGGAATCGATAACAGCAAAACCGCCTAGCGTTGCAATCACCACCCCGATGAACGCGCCGACAATGAGGATTGCCAGCGACGGCACAAGCATGGACTTGGTTGCAATTTGCATGTCACGCGCAGATTTCCTGTCTTCCACGGTGAGCTTGGCAAAGTCAAGGTTCATGGACTGAGCTTGCTTCTTCAGTTCCAGTTCGGCAAGCTGGATAGAGGCTACTTGCTCGGATGTCAACTTGCCGCTGCTGATAACGTCTTGCACTTGCTCAGGTTCAACACCAATTGCTTTAGCAAGTGCCGCTACACCCATACCAGCAAGCGGCCCAGCCAAGCATGTTGCAATGGTGGGTGCGAGTGTTTTAAGCCATTCCATTTGTTTCTCCTGCTTTAACTTCGTCCATATGGCTACCGACCTTCAGGCCAGACAACCACCCAATCAAGCCGCCGACAATGGTCTGGAACGCGGGGCCGATAATTTCAAAAATCTTGGTGTTGTCCACTTCCTTGACAAACAGCCCATGCACAAGCGCCGCGATAAGGACAACGACAACAGAACAAAGAGTGGCGGTCACCATCATGGTCACCCAGTAAATCAGTTTGTCTTTAGCGTCCATCACTTTGCCCTTTCATACAACTGTTCAATCCTTGCGCGGACTTTCATGCTGTCGGCGTTGCCCAGTACGCCCCCCAGATTGGAGTAGAGCAGCGTTAGCTGCTCCTTGGTACATACCGGCCCTGACTCCTCCAGCCACTCCCACACTTTGCTTGAACGCTCTTTGGGGTCATGGTTGGAATACGCAATGTTCAAGAACTCAGATACGCTGCACTCACGCCTGACTGTCGCGCCGTAAACAAACGACAGAAGGATAAGGGGTATGAGCCAGCGCACATTGGATTTACTCTACGGAGTCAGCGTCCGGTTGGGGTGCTTGTTTAACTGCTTCGGCCTGAATTGCTCCGACAAGCTGAAACACCTCGCCGTAAGGGCGGGATGCCATGTATTGCAGGACTGCGTTAACGAGGTCGATTGGTAGGGTGATGCTTTCCATTAGGCGCTCCAAGGTAGTGCTTGTGAAGTGGGGGATACTGGTGGGGTAATCATGCTGTCGATCTGGCCCTGCACACACGCCTCCATGTTGGAGATGGTCTGCGGGTCAACCCAGCCAACCACTTGGGCTTGGGTCAGGCTGGCGTAGGGCGTGAACGCCTCGCCCTGCTGGATGGTGTACTGCTGGCTGAAGCCAATCTCAGCGGTGTGTGCGCCGTCTACCCCGGTGGTGAGGTAGTTGACGTTCACGACAACATCGGTCTGCCCATCGACTTGGGGCAATGTGTACATGGTTTGCACGGTGGTGGTAAAAGTGGTCATGGTAAGTCCTTCAATGGTTAGGGGTGGGTTGCTTTGTAGGCATCAAATTCTGCCTTGAGTTCTTGGATAGCTTTGACCAAGTAGGGAACAAGATTTTGGGTGATGCCCATGACTCTGCCATCTTCATCAACCCACTGCTTCTCTGCTTCGTTTGCAGCGTGGGTATTAATTTGGTCGGGCAGGACTTGTTGGTACTCTTGGGCAATAAAGCCAACTTCGTGCTTGTCGTTTTCTTTGTAATCAAATTCAACAGGGCGCAGGGCCAAAATCTTGTCAAGGCCACTTGCCACATCAACGATGTTTTTCTTAATGCGTTGGTCAGAAGTAATTGACCATGCTGCGGAGTTGTTGCCTTGGTAAGAGCCGCCGCCGCCTGCGTTAATAAAAGCTGTTGCAATCCCTTTCCCGCTTGTTGCAAATGTGCCTATTACTATTTCATCATGCGTACCTACCGCTGAACCCAGAACACCTAAACCAATAAATACATTGCTGTAACCTGTGGTTATGTTATTACCAGCTTGATGCCCTATAGCAGTATTGTTTCCCCCAGTAGTTTGGCTATAAAGAGCTTGATAACCAACAGCGTTACTTTGAGAGGCGGTGGTGTTGTTTCCAAGTGCGCCTGCTCCAACGGCAATGTTGTTGCCTCCCGTGGTGTTGTTTCGCAATGCAGCATTAACGCTGCCGTCATACCCACCAATGGCTGTGTTTGAAGCACCAGTGGTATTTGCATATAGAGCTTGCACACCAAATGCTGTAAGTGTTCCAGTGGTATTACTGTTTCCAGCTTGATACCCCACTGCTGTGTTGTTGGAGGCGGTGGTGTTGGAATATAGAGACTGATACCCCAATGCAGTATTGTTAGAGCCTGTGGTGTTGCCGTAAAGTGCTTGATTTCCTACAACGGTATTACTTCCGGCAGTTGTGTTGTTGTACAACGCATCTTTACCCACCGCAGTATTTCCAGAGCCGGTTGTGTTTGCTTGTCCTGCGTTTAGACCAATAGCAGTAAAGTCTGTGCCAACGGTGTTGTACCGAGCGGCATATAGGCCAACGGCGGTAATTGTTCCAGTGGTGTTGGTAGTGCCAGCTTGGTAGCCTATGGCAACAGAATTAGCACCTGTGTTGGCGCTTAGTGCGGCATTACCTATGGCTACGTTATTAGCGCCAGTAATGTTGGTTTGTAGTGCGTTTACGCCAACCGCCACATTGTCGGCTCCAGTGGTAATTGCTTTACCCGCTTGATAGCCTATGCCCGTGTTGTTGCTGGCGGTGGTGTTGGAAGTAAGGGCTTGATAGCCCATAGCGGTGTTGTTGCCGCCCGTTGTATTTGCATTTAAGGCGTTATATCCAATCGCAGTTAGCTGTGCGCCAGTTGTATTTGAAAATGCAGCCGAAGGCCCTACAGCCACGTTGTAAGCGGCGGTAGTATTGGAATAGAGTGCGTTTACACCAATTCCTAAATTTTGTGCGCCAGTTGAGTTTGCTTGCAAAACATTAGGCCCAAGTGCCACATTCGTAGCTACAGCACCACCGCCTCGGCCTACGGTGAGTCCGTAAATGGATGCATCTCCATTTACATCTAATTTTTTGCTTGGCGAAGTAGTACCAATCCCCACGTTGCCGCTGGAGTCAATACGCATCCGTTCTGCTGGGGTTGTTGAATCTGATGATGTACTAAATGTCAGATTACCGTTGATATTTGTTGATGTAGTGCCTTGGGATGTAATAAGGTCAACTCTTGCGGCCTCAGTGGATACACCTGTGCGTCCTTGTCCCCACAACGAAACCCTTGCATTATTTGTAGGATTTGTCGCTGCTTGATTTCCAGCAATAGTTAAAGTGGTCGGGCCGTTTGTGTTGGTAGTATCGTCTTCAAGGGTTAAAGCTGACCTTTGAGTAATTTTGTAAGAACCGCTATTTGAGGCATTTGCAATATAGACTCTTGAAGATGATGGATTGGTAGTACCAATCCCCACATTGCCGCTGGAGTCAATGGTTTGGCGCACATTGCCATCACCGTCCGACAGCACGATGTAGTTGCTGCCAGTAGCAGAGATGGGAGCAGCAGAACCGCTGTAGTTACCAAGGATGACGTTCTTACCTCCCGTGGTAACGCTTTGTCCAGAGCCTTGCCCAAGGAATGAATTGTATGTTCCGCTGGTAACGTTTCTACCGGAATAATCTCCAATGAAAGTATTTGCATCGCCAGTAGTGTTATAGCCCGGCCCACGACTACCAATAAATGTGTTGTATTGACCAGTTGTGTTGCTATACCCAGCCTGATAACCTACAGCGGTGTTGTTACTGGCGGTGGTGTTGGAATTGAGGGCGTTTGTTCCAATGGCTACGTTGTTAGCCCCCGTAGTATTGGTAATTAAAGCAGACCAACCCATTGCAACATTAGAATCGCCGGTAGTGTTTGCAATCATTGCCCCTTGTCCAACAGCAGTATTTGAACTTGCTGTATTTGAAGATAGTGCCTGAGTACCGATTGCAGTATTCCATCTGCCAGTTACGTTTGCTTTGTTAGCTTGATAACCTACCGCTAAATTCCAATCCCCTGTAGTAGTGGAATAGTTTGCTTGAAAACCAAAAGAATCATTTGGGTTTGCTGGCGCAGTTTGACTATACCCAGCCTGATACCCCACAGCGGTGTTGTTGCTTGCGGTTGTATTTGTCGCTAAAGCATACATACCTAGCGCGGTATTAGAGCCTCCTGTGGTATTCCCTGCCAAAGCCTGATAGCCAACACCAGAATTTTGTGTTCCTGTAGTGTTTGCGCTTAAAGCAAATTTACCAAATGCGCTATTGAAATCACCTGTTGTGTTGTTGTATAGCGCATTGCCAACCACCGTGTTATTTGCTTGCGCACCAGCGCCTCGGCCTACGGTGAGTCCGTAGACAGTCAGGTCAGTACCTGAGTACAGCAAGTTAGCGGAGCTTGTCTCAAGCCCGCCAGTGCTTGTGTACACCACACGGCCCGTGGTCAGGCCAGAGTTGGTGATCGAGGACGAGGACAGCGTTGTGCCGTTCCATGTCAGGCTGGCAGACCCGGCCAAGACGCCCGAGGAGTTGAACTGAATTTGGGTGTTGCTGCCGCCCGCTGGGCCAGATGTAGCCCCCGCAAGCAGGGTTACCACGTTGCTGCTGTTCTTGTAGTACAGCTTGCCGTCGTTGGTGTTCAGCGCAAGCTCACCGGCGACGAGGTTTGCCGCCAGCGGAACAGAAGACGCCGTGGCGCTGTAGTACAGCGAGATAGGGGTGTAGCCGGTTGCAGCCATAATTTTTCCTTAGAAAGTTCCGCCAGTAACGCCTGCTGTTAGGGCGTTATTCGTGTAATTGTAGGTCAATAGGGTGTTGGTATTGGTCGCCTGATTACCTGTCGCCGCAGAGCTAAAGTGCAAGTAGTTTGTTGCCCCAGATCCTGCTGAAAGCGCCACATTTGTAGCATTGGTAGCAGTCCCAGCAGTCGCGGCATTCAAGTTGGCAACCTGCGTGGTGCTTGCTACCGTGAACGGCGCGGTTCCAGTCGCCACCGTCGATGTGATGACGC